AGATCGTGGCGCCAGCATTAACATATATCCCTTTGGAATTTCCACCGCTAGGCCTAGCGTTACATATTGCGTTTGATGCGGTTCTATTACTACGCCTTCTGGTTGATAAAAGTCCATGCCGGCAGCATCTTCGCTGCCAACTTTTGGCATCAATACACCCGGCATGCATCGCTTAACTTTGATAACGTCCGCATTATATCGTTTATATCCAAATATGCGTTTAATCCTATTTAGTAGTTCCATTTATTGCCCCTCATTTCAATAATGCTTCCAACACTTTATTTTTCCTATCCATAATGCGAATTTCTGCCCGCGGGTTTTCTTTATCTATACCAGCTATGCAGCTATCACCATAGGAACATATCCATTTATCATCATCAATAACTTTGGCTTTTGTTAATATATCGCTAGTCGCCTGTAGCAACCCGATTAAGTCCGGCCAACTTCTTTTATTAGGCAAATAATATTTACATTCAACAACTACAATGCCAGATATATGCAGTTTCTTGCCAGCTAGTTGCCATAAACAAGCATCTTCATAATTTCTATACGCTTCTGACGGAATATAACCCCGCTTATTACCGTTTTTAACTATTTGCCCGTGGTTCTTTTTAGTAATCGGGCGGCCTTTGAATACTATGTCAATCACACCCATTTAATGCCCTTTCTGCTAGCAATACATCTTCGGACGGATACCACCAATAACACTCATCATATATAGACCATGACGTTCTACCACCAGCAAAACAATATACTTTTCCGTCTTCATACTTTGCAAAATAAAGATTATGTTCAATTACCCCAATTTTTGCAATAACTGGCGTATCAACCGGAACCTTTTCCCATTCCACAATACCCAGTAACGCACCAATAGAATATTTATCGGTTTTAGGACTTAAACCCAATACACGGCATGGAATACGCGGCGTATGCTCCCGCACTTTAAAATGTCCACCGTTTTCAATAAACGTTGGGTTTACAAAATAGGCATATACACCGATTATTTTAATATCGCGGTACCCTTCATCATACATTTCTTGCAATAGCCATTTTTGCTCATTCGTCATAATTCAATTCTCCATTTATTAACATGTGCTTTATCTGTTCCCTAATGTGATATAAATAGGTTTCCATTGTTCCGTTAAAATTCTGCATATTCGCTTTTGAAATTACTTGCCGTAATCGCCCCAGTTTTCTGCCGTTCTTAATGTTATATTCAATCGTAATACAATAGGAATTCGCCGTTACCTTTGGTTTTAATATTCTATTCCCGATAACCACGGTTAAGGCGCTTTGAAATTCTTCTCGCGTGTATGTTTGGTTATTCGCTTTTACAATTTTCTTCATTTATCGCACCTTTTTTCTTTCAAGATTTAAGCCAGCAGCCAATAAGCGATTTCTAACAAATGTACCCGATACACTATATACGCTCGCAATCTGCCTTATGCTCAACCCTTCATTACGTAATTTAATCAATGCACTTGTTTCAATATCCTTGTATGCCGGTTTTCGTTTTATTTCTTTTCTTAACCCTAGCGCGGCCAATGCTGCACCTACGGTTTTCCTACTGTATATGCAAGCACCCAGCGCAAACCAGTTTTCTATGTAATTCAAGATATATCACCTCTTACTGCCATTTAATATATTGATCGCATCTCTTCAAAATGTCTCTCACTAATTCCAACGGAATACTTGACCTTACGTTATACCTATTAACACCAGTTATATTCAGCTTATTGAATTTGATAGTGTTCTTTATATCATCTTTCAATAACTTTAAATCAATATTGCTGGCAAATTTTGTAGGCTTTTTAATTGGGTAATCGTAGTTGTTGTAATAGGTTAGGTTTTCATAAGGCAAATCAAACCCTATTACATTTTTGATGTATTCCCATATCCGCCCATATGCTGGGTTTTCAATCACGAATACTTTAGGTTGATACCGCTCAATGATTTTCAATGTATTGTATATGCACATCTCACCATTGATACGTGTTAGGAATGACTTATCATATTTGAATTGGTAGTTTTCATAATCGATGTGATTTCGGATTGTGAATTTACTTCCTTGTTCGTACTCACCGAACAAATTTACAGTCATATCCTTTTCTTGTTTCCAACACGCATTACCGCCTTTCATCGCACTTGCTACACTCCAACTTTCACATGGTGGACTAGCTAGAATAACATCAGGTCTATCTAGCTTATCCAACTGTTCCCATAATGCGTTTGGTTTATGTAGCGTATTAACTGCAAGGTCTTGGTTGATACACGCATCACCGATGCCTATTGATGTGATCGTGTGTTGCCCCCCCATATTCACGTTGTATTCATCTAAGCCTTGATGATAACACCCATTGCCATCATCAAACAACCCCCATATATGCACTTTCTTTTTTGCTCCTTCCTAACATTTACCTATACGCCGCTTGATGCGGTTGTTGCTATCCTTTACATACCCAAACACATCGCCCCGTATATCACGGCTTTCTATTTTTTTTTTCTGCTTGTACTGTATTTGATGTAGGCCGCGCATGTACTATGGCAGCCTATCACCCTATACTCACACCCCTTACATGGTGATTTCATAATGCGCCTTTTTTAATCATGTGCATTAACGCGCCAGCGATTAATGCTAAACCAATAGACGACACAAACAAAGCTAACACCGTGTTTCCGGCAATATTAAATAACCCTAATAACCACAACACCGCCGAAACAATAAATGCCAAACTCAAAACTTTTACCACCAATGCAAGCAAGATATAAACTGCTAATGCAACGCTTTTCATTTTTTCACCTATTAGAACGGAATATTTTCATCGTTCCCCTTATCATCTGCAAAATTATCGAAATTGCTGCCAGCTTCCGCATCATTTAAAGCGGATACGCCTACAAAACTTGCTATAACTTCCGTTACGTATTTCTTTTGGCCGTCTTGCGTTTCATAGCTTCTTGTTTGAATTCGGCCCTCTACAAATAAGCGGTTTCCCTTTCGGTAGTTGCCAACTGCTTCGCCTAGTTTGCCCCATGCAACGCAATTAACGAACGCCGTTTGTTCTTTCGTTTCGTTTGTAGCACTATCGATATAAGTATTACTTGCCGCAACTGTGAATGTTGCAACCGCTCGGCCTGTTTGTGTATAACGTACTTCTGGATCACGCGCAAGATTTCCCAATAATTGAACACTATTCATAATATAATTCCCTTTCTATTTTCTAATTCTATAGGGCAAATTCGCTCATTTTGCCCCGTCTACTATTTCGCCCTTATGATTTATCGTTAAGGCTTTAAAAATTCCATACAACGCATTTAAACGATTTTTTCCATTCTAAACAATTCATCTAGGGTTAAATGTGTTTGTAATTCGTCATTAACATTTTCTTGAATTGCAAGCATTTCCGTTAATCTAAAATCAAATAGTCCGCGTTCATGTTTCTTATATGTTTCCGGTGATACGCCGGCAATAGCTGCCATGTCTGATTGTGTATACCCTAACAATTCCCTACATTCGATTAATTTTGGGAATAAATTATATTTTTTGTTCATTCCAGCACCCCCAGTATCAACTTTTTACTTTTGTCCGAAATATCGGCATCTTTAACCATGCTTTTAAGGTCTACCGGTTCGTGCTTTTCAACCTCAACCAAATGTCCGTTATCTAGCATCTTAATTTCTGTATTTCGCGGCATGTTAAGTTCTGCACGTTTACGCGCTTCCATTAATAGTCCGTTGCTTTTGATGCTTGCCGCTATTTCCATATTTCTTTGTTCGCGTGCTGCCAGTTGTTCATAGGCTTTACAAAACTGGCTCATTGCAGCGCTTTCGTTATAACTTTGGCTATTGCGCGGATCAAAGAAACGCCATATAGCCTTAGCGGCAAGCCTTGTTATACCTTCCAACTCATCAAGGCCTTTTTCATATCCTACTTGGCTTGCCTTTTTTCTGACAATTTCCCATGCATCTTGCGCAATCAATCGTTCTTCCTTGCCGTTGACATATCCGGAAATTTCTGCCGCTTTCTTGCGAATAGTTGCAACGGCTGGAACGAATTCGCATGTATTGATGCATTGTTTGATAGCTTCCGCCAATGTTACCGGGTTAATATCTTCCAGCATGTAGGCGTACATTTTAACTTTCGCACTATCGAATTTGTCATATATCAATAATTGGCCCGTAGCCTTCAACGTTTCCGGCTTCATTTGTTCCCCCTTCAACCACATCAATCAATGCGTTCAGTTCATTGATTTTTCGTTCTGTATCCGTCATGGCTGCCATTTCATTTGAATTTAGATATGTATCAAAATGACTTGGCGCAAATAACGTTTTTGGCGTTAAATACTTTTCTAGCTTTGTACCTTTCCATTCACGGCATTTTTTATCAATGACCGTTTTAAAATCATCAACGGTATAACCTTCTTTCAAGCGTGATCGTATCGCTTGGATATATGGTTTTGTTGTTGGCTTGAATTTAGAACCGGTTTTAAGATTAAGATATTCGATAATTTCAATATGAGATTTTTCCACATCGTCATGTGAAACATGACATAGTGTTTCTATTCTATTCTCTTCTTCTCTTATCTTATCTATTCTTATCTGTGTATCCAGATTGTATCCATTTTGTATACATTTTGTATCCATGTAGGTGTTATCTGGGTTCATCGGTTGCCCTACCACTTCATAAACCTTGTTTTTTAGTTCTACGCATTTTGCTTCCGGTAGTTCTGATTTTGAATAACGATCACTTTGTACATAGTTATGTATCCGCCAATGTCTAATGACGATTACACCAGTTTCAAAACCAATCACAAAACCTTTTGCGTTAAGTAGTTTTAAATCATCTTCCTTACACCCCGTTATACGCATAATGCTTTTTGGCGATTGAATAAAGCCGTCATCATCTGCCCTTAGCAGCAAATGAAAGTATAGGCATTGTGTACTTTGTGGCATATCTAGGAAATTATCTGTATCAATAATTTTCTTTGACATCATTCGCCGTTCTGCCATTGTATTTTTGCGTTCCTTTCTTTTAAAACCTCCCGTATTTGTTTTGCATCGCTGCCATGTGCCTTTGTATGGCAATCTCTACATAGGCAAGCCAGATTACTTAAATTAGATAATCCGCCGTGCGATCTAAACTCTATATGATGCACTTCGGTTGCCATTGCGCCACATAGCACGCATAAACCCTCATCGCGTTCATACGCCCATTTTCTAGTTCTGGCGTATAGAACGTTATCAAGTTTCTTTCGCTTGTTCATTGTTCCCCCATTCATTTATTAATGAGTTGATATAATCATTGTTTTCTAAAGGTATATTTAATTGGTTGCACTCATCAACTAATGCATCAATCAAACGCCGCATTTCATCTACCGTGTATACGCTGCTTCCATGATAGGCGCGAACGATTGTATAACCTTCGGTTTTTGCTGGGCCGGCATCTTCGGCGTACCACCCCAACCCGTGGCCGTGCCAAATTTCAATAAATCGCCCTGTGGCATCGTTTTTTATTGGTAGATAGGTAAATGTACCAGCTTCTTGAATGACACGCTTATATACATCGTTTTTTGAAATGTAGGCGTTTTTTGAAAGTTCCCGCGCTATCTTATCGCATAATACCCATGCATAAGCGTTAGCATTTAGCGAACGGCGTTTTACTTTCTTTTTGATTTCAATGATATATTCCGCTTCCGGATCTAACTTATTTAACGCTTCATCTTTCGGCGCGGGTATCAAGATATTCCAGCCAATCGACTTTATTAAATTGATACCATTTGTTACCCATTTCATTAAATACGGTCTCCAGCGTCTTCATGTTCAAGTGCTGCGTCTTCGTTATCATAGAGCGAGAAACCCTTGCTTTCCTCTTTTTCCCCATAGTTTTTTAACCATTCAAGGGCGGCTACCATTTCGAATTCATCAAGTAGTGCAAGGCGTGGTTTTTTGTATGTTCCGGCAATATACTTTGTGATTTCTGCCGGCGGTACTTTTTTAGACTTTTGCAACGCTACAAATTCATCGTATCCTTTAATGTGCGTTTCTTTTGGTTTAGATGCTTGCGTTGGTGCTGCATTTCCGCCCGTTGTAAAACGCACGCTTCCTTTACTATCAACAATAATTAACTTGCTAATATTTCGATTTTCGTCATATTCAATTTCTTTAACCGTAAATTTTGCGTATGATTTAGGTTTTCCGTCCTTGCCTTTGTACCATTCGCCGCTTTGTAGGTTTATATAGGTAAATGGCGCGGAGTATAATTCCCTACCGATACCCCAGTTAAAGCATGCACGCTTAAAACTATCAGATGCTTGGCCTTTTTCCTTTTCGGTGTTGCTTTCAGTACCTACATCGGACTTCCCAACCCATTCGCCAGTATGTTCGTTAAAGATTGAAACTGTGCAGTATAATCTATCGCCAATGATCGTATGCTCACGTTTCCAATTTAATGCGCCTACAACTTCATCAAGTAGTCGCATGTCAACACGTGCATCTTTATATAGCAGCACTACTGCGCCTACGCTTCCATTCTTTTCGTTTAATGATTGAATACGGCAATCTATTTCATTTGCTTTTAGTGTTCTAAATTCCATGTTTCACCGCCTATTTAATATAGAAATTCATGTTTGTTCTAACTTCTGCACCTTCTACCGTTTCGCCGGCTTTAAGTGCTTTCTTAATTGCCGTTTTATCAGCTTTAATTTCGACCTTTGTAAAGTCTGCCGGAATTACATCAAGATTGATAATTTCAACGCTTTCGCTTTTGCGGTATCCGCATTTGAAAGTGCCAACGGTTAGCGTTTCAAGCCCTTTTTCTTTTAGTGCAAATTCAACGTTATTTTTTAACCGTTCAACAAAATTTTCTTTTGTTTTCTTCATTGCGGTTAAACGTTCGATTTCTGCTTTAATACCAGCAATATCGCTTTCCGTATTTTTGATAAATTTGCCTGTATTTTCTAGTTTTTCTTCGATTGATACGTTAATCATTTCTAACGTATCTTGAATTGCTTGAATTTCTTCTTCTGTTTCCGCTGCTTCCAGCATTGTTGATAGTTCCGCATAATCTTTATTCAACGCATAAATGCTGCTCATCTTTTGCCACCTCTAACACCTTTACAATATCTCCAAACGCTTCTATTTCCGTCGTGTTTGTTAATTTGGGAAATCCTTTAATATGACATAAAAGGGATATATCTGTTCTATTATCTTTTGCATAAATATAGTGTTCAAACCTTCCGTAAGAATTCGCCGTTATTTCCAAAGTCATTGTTATATTTGGGTGTTTTATACCTTTTTCTATTTCAATTCCTTCAAAACGTTCTAATAAATTAATCACGTTTTCTTTATCCATTTTTCACCTTGCCACCTTAACCAGCTATCATGTATGATATGGTTAAGATGCTTATTTAAAACTCACTTTTCGCATCTGCCCTTTAGTAATTGCCGTTACTATTGGGCCTTTTTTAATTTATCAATATAGATGCCACTATATAGCAGCGTTAAACCTAATAGGCCTTGCAGCATTGCTTCATAGAATGTTAATACGTCAATCTCTAATGATCCCGGCGTACCTAACAACAATACAAAACCTACAATTTTCATAATGCTAGTCATTGACAAATTCCCCCGTAATCGCCAGTACATCGCTGGTGATTTTTTTTATACTGTTTTTTAGTTTTGCGTTTTCTTTCGCCAATTCTTCGTTTTCTGCTTTTAATGCCCGGTAATTAACCGCGTTTACCTCGGTTTCTAGGCCGGCGATACTTTGTATTTCAACTGCCGAAAACAAACAACCCGGTAATTTTGTTAGCTGGTGAATTGTTCCAACGTTTCGCAAGTTGTATACCGATGATTTAGAAATGCCTAAAACTTCGGCCACTTCTTCCACGGTATACGTTAGTTTCATTTCGTAACCCCTTTCATCAATTCAGATAAACCACAATTAAAGAAGTGCGCAACCTTTACAAGGCTACTAATACTTGGCGATTGTTCGCCGCTTTTCCAGCGTGAAATAACGCTTTCACTAATTCCAGTTTCTTTAGATAACTTATAGGCGGTAACGCCTTGTTTATCCATTAACTGGAAAATGTTTTTTACTGTTGTTTTTATGGTTTACACCCCCTTATTTAAAATGTTATACTTGCGTTATAGCAAGTAATAAATATTTCACCTTTCACCACTTGCTACAACACGATTGTTTATAAGATTGCTTGCGTTTTCGCAACCACCTTATGGCTTTATTATACGTGCGTTAACGCAAGTAGTCCAATAAACATTTCGTAAATTTTATAAATTTTTATTTATAGTTTGCGGAGGTTAAACATGTTTTACCAAAAATTCTGCGATGCAATGCGAAAAACTGGCGTTTCCATGTATCAAGTTTCAAAGGAAACTGGCATTGCTCAAAGTACTATTTCACGTTGGAAAAACCAAAACTCTATACCTAGTTTAAAAACAGTTAAGATTTTGGCTAATTATTTCAACGTGCCAACCTCTTATTTTACTGAGGGCGTAGAGGGAACGCCTAAAGTTAAAAAGCAAGATAATTGTATTGATTTAAAGAAAATTACGGATAATGCTTTGATTTGTTATTATGGTGATCGTGAATTGACGGCATCGCAAAAAGCTAAAATATCCAAAGTATTAAAAGCGGTATTAGACGATTAATAATATTCAAGGGGAATTGTTAGCATGTTCAATATGTGTTCTTTTGTCTTAGATTTGATTAATTCGCACGGCTCAAATGAACCGCGCTATATAGCAAGTAAATTAGATATTAAAGTTATATATAAGCCATTGCCGGCTTGCGTTAGCGGCATAATGATTAAACCGGAGATTAAAAAGGCTATTGTTATTAATAGCCGGTTAAGTAGGCGCCAGCAGCGCATGGCGTTGGCTCATCAATTAGGGAATATATTCCTTCATAAGGATTATGATTTATTTAAGGAAATAGATGTGGATTTACGCGTAAAGCTAGAACATGATGCGGATACATTCGCGCATATATTGTTAAATAAAGGGGTTTACCATGAGTAAAAAAGATGCAATTAACGTAGCCTTTTATCAAAGTATTCTGTACCTTATTATTGGTATGATATTAGGCCTTATGTCTTGGGAAGAACACCGATATATTTTGTTACTTTTAATAGTTGCCCTAACTGTTGGCGCTCATTACATAGCAAGTTATTCATTAAAGGAATTAGATGATGCAATGGAATATAACCATAAGAAAAAAGGATAAAGGGTATCAATGTATCGTTTCATACAAGGACGGCAACCGCTGGCGCCAGAAAT